GCACGCATGGCGCTAATCCATATCCATATACTTCTCAAAGAGAGCAATGCAATTATAGTTTTCAAACCTGATCATGCCATCCAGATAATAAGCAGCATATCTCCAGCGGTCTCTCCGGAATCTTGTCAGATCCGCATAGCCTGCTGAGTAGACCTGCTTTGTTTCGCCTCTGGAAAATGTGAAATAAAATTCATGCAGGCTCTTATGCTTCCAGCAGTACAGATCTCCTACTTTGAACAGACAGCGGTATTCTGTCAGATCTCTCTTCCGCACATATGTGAAATCATTCAATATAAACTTATTCTTTATAGCCATCTCGCTGAATTCGTTATTCACTGCCTGATATAGTGCGGTCTTTGCTTTCTTCTCTGATATCGGCGAATGCTGCGGAATGATCAGCAGTTTGTTTCCAAGGATCCGCACCTCTTCATCATTCTGGAGCATCTCTTCAGCCGGGCGGATCAGATCAAAGTACATAAAGACATCATTTGCCATGTTAACAGAATTAGCCAGGCAGAGAAGCTGAACAGGCTCCCTTCCTTCCAGCTCTCTGTTTCTGTTGACTGTTTCATAAAGCTGCGCCAATGCCATGCCTTCTGCTTTAATCTTTTTGACGTGAGGTTCAGCGATGAATTCATCGAACACGATATAATCAATATCCGTGAAATCAACTCCTCTGATCTTTGTAAAGGTGGATAATGCGCCAGTATACGCCAATATTCGCATAGATTCGCCAATATTCGCCAATATGGCTCCTGCAGTCTTATTACCAGAGATGCATTTATATTCATCGATCCCAAGATCATTGAAGATTTTTTTATAGCTCGTTGTGTCTGCATTGGCCTGCAGATCCGCCTCCTGCTGTGTCCGTCTGATCAGCAGGATCTTGTTTCCGTGCTCAAGATGATACTTCAGCGCTCCGTATGTTTTGCCTGTGCCTCTGGCGGCAGGCACGAAAATGAACGGATATCCGGATTCTATGATCTGGGCCATATCCAGATAGCCGTTATCAAGATAAAGATTCATAAGCCATCCTCCTATATACTTAAGTATAGCAAAAGCCTGCGCTCCATCCATGCGCAGGCCTTGCTGTCTTTTATCAGATTTAAGTTTGTATCAGAACGGAAGATCTTCTGCAGGCGCAGGCTTGATATCTACAAAGCGCACGCTGTAGCTGTCTCCGCCATTCCTGTTCTTGTAGCTGTAAACATATCCGCCAGCGGTCCCGGCATTCATGGCGCTGATCGCGTCCTGATCGGCCAGCATATCGCGGACATCTTCCAGCATATGAGCCGGAAGGCTGATGTTATAGCCATCGCACATAAATGCTGCGCTTGCTCCGTATCTGGACTTCTCATTGATGAATGCTCCGCGGATCACGAAAGTTTTACCATTTTCGCGGTATCCGTCCGCATAGAGATCCTTCAACTTTGCAAAAGGTGCATCCGGGATCTGTTTGTATGTGAACAGTGTTGATGTAGGCTGCGTGTTGTACTTTGAAGCAAATGACATAATTTTTCTCCTTTTATATTTATCCTTTTCATTAGAGGAGGCCTACTGGATGGCATCGGCCTCCGGTTCAATTTTAGTATTTATCTTTCGTAATGTAAACTTGATCTGATGTCTGAATTCATTAAGAATTGCAGAAGGTGTTGATAGTCCGGAGTCAATCCCAGAGTGTATGTGCTGGGAAACAGTGCGATATTTGAAGTGATCCGGACTTCATGGCCTTGGATCCGGCATGATTTTATTTCCGGATCATCGTTATAAAGCGCCTCCAGTCCTCCAGCCTTCCGGAATGTAAATCCTTCCCGGAAGCGCTCAATTGTTCCAAGCTCTTCCGCTCCGGCCTTCTTATTTACTCCGGCAATCGTGATATGCAGCTGGCCGCCATCGACGTAGGCGTATTTCTTGGCGCCCATCGTTTTAAACTGGTCATAGCAGCCTTCATATTCAAAGATCCCTATATAGTGGCGCGTGCCTTTCTGATCCAGAGCGCTCAGGTCATCCCGCTTATATCTGATATTCAATTCAGCGAAAGCGAGATCATAATCACCGATACATTTGATTGAGTCCGTATCACAATAGATGAAGTCATCCGGATCCACGATATGCAGTCCATCATGCAGCTTCTTCCGGGCATAGGCTGTTACCCAGACTCCCCATTGATATGGCAGCCATCCTGTTTTGTGATACTGCTCTATCAGAGATTCAAGATCCTCATCTTTCAGATGCATCTGGAGAGCATCCGGATCATATTCATAATTCGGCTTACATGGATTTTGGACTGTCATCCCATAATATGAATTGAACAGGTTCTTTTTCTTGCCATACATGTAATCATCAATTCCCTTCAGCGACGTCTTATCTGCATACGTTTTCAGAAGCAGCCTTTTGAACTTATCCGGAAGCGGACTCTTTGTAGCGGAGTACAGCTCCAGAATCGAATAATTGAATTCATATTCTTCTGCAATAATCTCATAATCGATTTCAGTTATCCAAAGATCCAGATGATCAGCTGCCAAGACACGGCCATTGTCCATTTCAGCGCCTGCTATATGTTCACACTTGGCTTTTGGAATATACGGATCTCCAAATCTCTCATCTCTCAGATGCACATCTTCCATATAGATATGGATCAGAAGAGCCTTGTTATACTTATAAAGCAATTCAAAGTATTTAGGATCCTGTTTATAGAATTCACGCGGAAATCTCTCCGTAAGCATCACAGCAGGATAGCTTGAGGAAATGTCATAGCTGGAGATCCTTCTTCCAAGCTTCTCAGCATCCAGAAGGATATTTGAGTTGTATCTGTTGGCGTGAGTATCTCCGCCTCTGAATGCTTTCCTTAATCCATGGAACACTTCCAAGGGCGGAAGCATTCTCTTTATAAATCTCTGATATCCTTTTAATTCCTTCTTTGCCAGCCTCCGGCTGTATCCGGTACTGGTTAGGGGAATTGTATACAGATCGTCTCCATCTTTCTCCATTTCAGTTTTGACTGCCTGCACCAATCCGCGAACATCGTTCACGCAATATAGCAATTCATCATCAGTCAGTCTAGTCCAGGCATATCTTTTCTTGCTGTAATCAAAGCCCTTTACCTTCTGATCAGGCACATCCATAGCCTGCAGATAGCGTGCCAGAGACATGTTTGAGTGAATGTAACTGCATCTGAATTCCAAAGATCCGGATCTCATCCGCAGGATCTTCCGGTCATCCATCGCAAACACATCATCAATGCTGATAATTGATTTAAGAAACTGGAATTCGAAAGATAAGTTATGAACATAGACAACCAGATAACATCCGGCCGGGATGAATTCTTCTAAGTTTTCTTTAAACTGAATGAATTCATCCCATGTCCGGCCGTAGATCGTTTTATCCTCTATCTGCATCTGCCAGATGTACATGACAGCCTGCCGATATTTATCTATGTTCGTTGTTTCGATGTCAAACGCTGCGACCGCATCGCAATATTTGACTTTCTTCTTACGTTTCTTCTTTGATTTCAGAACAGTGAAATCAGAATATGGATACGTTTTAACACCATAGAGCATGTCATCTTCTGCGTCCGCCTCCAATCTTCTCCAGTCCCAGCTTACGTGCATATTCAGACGGCTGCAGCTGGCGCTCCGATCTGGTGCGGATCGGATCGGACTTCTCCAGATCATTGATATGATCCAGCCAGTAGTCCATATTCTTCAGCAGAGCATTCTTATTGATATTCAAACGCTGTGCTTCAGCATAGAGCGCTCTGGCCTGCGATGATACTATCTTAGCCATCTCGCCATAGCGCTCAGAGACGTCATTCATAAAGTTTCCGAATTCTTTGAGCTTATCCGCAGAAGAGAGATCAATATCAGGAAGCGCCTCCTGCATCTTCTGCCTCCGGTTCTCCTGCACTCTCTCATATGTTCTGTAACTGGATCCGGATCCTCTGCTCCATCTAAGAGCATTCCGGATATCCTGCAGAAGATCCTCTTCAGTTCTGCCTCTGCTGCTCTCCAATCCTCCGCGTAAAGATGCAGGAATTGCTCTCCCCGCATCATGTGCCTCAAACGTTTTGATTCTTGAATTGATGACCTTCTTGACATTCTGGTAAGCTTCCCGGAGCTGCTTCCCGGAAAGCTTGCCGACTTCATATGCGCTCATTTCTTTGAGCTCAGAGAACTTCATCCGTCACCTCCCGGCTGGCAAGACAGTTTAGCTCTTTATCATGCCAGCGGAACAGGATCCGGAGCTTTCCATGCTGCGGAGTGCGTGCTGCGAATTCTCCAATTAGCATCTGCGCGTTTTCGACATCCTCCGCAAAACCTACGATGTAATGATTATCGAACGGAAGATCTTCCGTGACTTCAAAGCAGTATTTATCGATATCTGCATAGATATTCCGGTCTCCTGCATTCAGCAGTACCCGTCTCTGGAGCTGCTTCTGTTTCTTGATGTCTCCGCGGATGAGCTTGCAGATGTATGCCTTCAGGTTATCCTGAAGATCCAGCATTTCCTTGATATCTTTCTCTGTTACGTTATTGATCCGGAAGCTTACTCCGGTGTAGTTTGCCTTATTATAGGCATTGTTATAAATCTGTTTCTTTGATTCAGTCATTCTTTCCTTCCTCCTTTTCAGATTTTGAGAAATAACTGCAATAATCGTAATCGTTTGTGTAATCCAGCGCTGGATACATGAAGCAATAAAACGATCTATAAAGCGCGCAATTCATGCATACACGGCCATCAAGGAACTGCCTGCACTTATCTTTCCACTCTTCCGGTGTCCATTCAGTCATGATTTCCTCCTTTTTCTTTTGTTAACTTTTCGCACACTATAGCGCAATCTTCAGCAGTCCAGCCTTCATGATATCCAAGGCGCTGCAGTCGTGTTACAATGCTATGCATCCTGCGCGGACCGATAGCACCAGATGCTGCGCTGTTAATGATCTGCTCATCTATTTCAAGAACCATATCATAAACAGCATCATCAGGCATCCTCTTCATGTCTTTTATTAATTTGTCCATCTCCTGCATCTGGAGATGTTCTACAAAGTAAGAAGTGAATACCTTTATAAATCCTCCTTCAAAAGTGATTTTAAGCATGTTCCTGCTCCTCAATGTGCATAAACCACTTTAATTCATTGAGCATCTTCCGGCAGCTGCAGTATGTTGCCATCCGTGTATAGTTCTCGCAATCTACAAGATCATCGAAGTTTTCCGTGTATTCAAACTGTTCTTTACTTTCTTTGATGCAATCATCAAGATCATCAGTGAACTGCTGGATCAGATACAATCCATTCAGAGCCATATCAATGGCAGGATCCCAGCAGTCTTTACAGGTTTTCTGAAGAAATGCCTTGCGCTCCTCAAGATTCTCAATCGCCTCATTAATCGTCATGTACGCCTCCGATCAGCAGCATGGCCGGGATCAGCCATGCGATGCAATGCAATCTGTAATCGATCATACACCAGAAGAACAGCGCAATGATCAGCGCCATGACATAATCACGCATGAGGATCCTCCATCGGCGGATTGATCCGAATCCGCAGCCAAGCTCTTGAATCCTCATCATCCTGCAGCTGGTGAATGCTGATCCGGGAGTATTCCGGAACCTGGCCAGCCATTACTTTCAGGTGTTCGATCTGCTCAACAAGGCCAACGGCCTCATGAAGCGTGCGGAATGTCCAGAGGAGAACTCCTCCGGCGCAGCTTTCAGCTCTTACTAACCATTTCATTATTTATCCTCCATTGGGGATCGTCCCCATGAATATAATACAGCACCTGCAAGCAACTTGCAAGCATATAACTGAAAATAAAAATTGAAAATCAAAATTCAAAATTCAAAATTTGCAACTTCACATAATAAATATTATTATTACATAAAGAGGCGGACGCTCTCAGGCAGTCACCGGAAGTGGCGAGCGTGACCGTTGCCGGGTCATTACCGCCTCCCTTTACTGAAGTATAAGGAGGTGGATGATCATGGATATGCAGGCCATTATATCCGCAGTCGGATCTCTGGGCTTTCCTATCGTTATGTGCGGAGTGCTGCTCTATTATCTCAATCTGGAAAGGGAGAGCCATAAGGAAGAGATGAACAGTATGCGCGATGCGCTGGATCGGAACACCAGCATCATGACGGAACTGAAGGAGATGCTTTCAGTCATCACAGGGATCCGGACAGGAGGAGATAAATGACTCCGGGAAAGCTCTCCAGCTATTCAGATCTGGAGCTTGCGCTGATGATCCTGCTGGGATGCTATGGCAATGGGGAAGCTCGCAGGAAAGCCCTGGGCAATCGATACCCGGCAGCGCAGGGAATCGTTGAAGATATCCTGAGCACGAACAGGATCCCTGATGGATCCGGAACGGATCCGGAAGCACTGCAGAAAGCGATGCTCAAAACGTTCTATGATGTGATCAATGAGATCACAGCTGAAGTAATCGAAAGGATGGAATGAAGAGGATGAGAACAGAAACAATCTTAAAACTTATCGATGCAGGATACACAAAGGATGAGATTCAGGCTATGGATGATTTTCCTGCAGAACCGGAAGCAGCAGATCAGCCTGCAGATGAACCGGATCAGCCTGCTCCTGCAGCACCAGCTGCAGAAGAACCAGCAGTGCAGCCTGCCGGATATGATGCAGTGCTTGAAGCATTGAACAAACTTACGAACAGTATTATCAAGTCAAACATCAACACTACTGTAGTGCAGCCTGCGGAGCACACACTGGATGATGCGCTTGCATCGATCATCGCTCCGCCCATGAATAAGAAGAAATAAGAAGAAATAAGGAGGTCATTTATATGGCAGTAAATAACATGCAGATCACAGATATCTATCAGCTTCTGAACAGCATTCACACACAGGCAACAGGCAGAAGCGCTATCGCTCCTACAAACACCGGTGAATTCGTTTCCATGGCAACTACAACACTGGCAGCCGGAACGGAACCTGTTTACAACGCGTTGATGGATACGATCGGAAGAACCATCTTCTCGGTCCGTCCGTATGACAGCAAATTTGATATTACGCGCAGCACGGAAGAATTCGGCGCTATCCGCAGAAAGATCTCTTATGCGGATAAGCCTCTTCAGGGTGCCTCCGATACATTCGCTCCGGTCGATGGCGCGACCGTTGATCCGTGGACGATCAATAAAGCCGATGTTCTGGAGATGAGATATTATGGCTCCGCAGTTTACCGCGACTCCACGACTATTTTTGAAGATCAGATCAAGACAGCCTTTGAATCTCCTGCTCAGCTGGGTGAATTCGTCTCCGGACAGATGACACATATGAGCAATAAATGGGAACAGTGGAGAGAGGAACAGAACAGGGCAACCGTTGCAAACTTCATCGGTGCTAAGAATGCAGCATCGAATGGCATCATTCACCTTCTGACAGAGTACAACACTCTGACAGGCCTCAGCCTCACAGCGCAGACGGTATATCAGCCGGACAACCTGGCCGATTTCTTCCGCTGGGTCCGCGCACGGATCAATACACTATCCAGAGAGATGAGCGAAAGAACAGGACTCTATCAGGTGCAGGTCGCAGGAAAGCTCATCAACCGCCATACTCCGGCAGCCGATCAGCGGATCTATCTGCGTGCGGATGCTCTCGATATCATTGATGCAATGGTCAATACAACAACTTATCATGATGAACCTCTTTCATATGCAGATGTGCGCGGAGTCACCTATTGGCAGTCTATCCAGAATCCGGATCAGATCGATGTAACTCCGTCTGTTATCAATGCCAGCGGCGTTGTATCGACCGGAGCAGCGCAGAGTATCAGCAACATCTTTGGTGTGATGTTTGATAAGGACGCGATCGCTTCAAATGTCTATATGTATCGGATTGCAAACACGCATTTAAATCCGAAAGGCCTGTACTATAACACATGGCTCAATGCCCGTTTCCAGTACTTGAACGATCTGACAGAGAAGGGAATCATCCTGCTTCTTGATTGATCCCGGCCGGAACCTCCATATCGTTGCTTTCATTAATCCGGCTATGTCACAGCCTCCAGCGCTTTGCTCCTTCAGCTGGAGGCTATTTATATAAGGAGATATAATATGATAATCAATTTATATACATTAAATAAGAGAGAAAACAGCACGCTCCGGCCGACCGGATCCGGCCAAAGCTTTGAGTGCTATCTGAAAGCGCCAACAAGCATCATTGATCCGGTCATCGTTATTGATTTTGGAGATGCTGCCGATCCGCAGCCTCATTACTTCAATTACGCATATATCCCGGATTACAGCAGATATTACTTCATCAGCGATATCCGCGCAGTCGGGAATCTCTGGGAGTTTTCTCTGAATACGGATATTCTGGCAACCTATAAGGATACGATAGGAGCAGCATCTGTCTATGTGCAGCGCAGCTCTCACTCATTCAATGGTGAGATCATGGATACCACTTACCCGATCACAGCAGATTTCACGATTGATAAAAGATCATCTGTAAATATCGGAGATATTACGCGGAAGGCATCGCCATGGACTTATATCATTTCCGGAGGAACTTTTGTTTTCGGTCTTGCTTCCAAGACAGGAGGATTCGGATCCATTAAATATGTTGCAATGAATCCGGAAAATGCTGCTCTGTTTGTTCAGGCTCTTTCCGATACAGCTATCTCGCAGGCAAATGGATTCGGTGATATCATCGATCAGGTCGGGCAGGCTTTTGTAAAGCAGTTCGTTGATCCTCTGCAGTTTGTAAAAGACTGTAAATTTGTTCCGTTACCTTATGCAGATATCTCAGTCGCAGAGGATGAAACTATCGAAACCGGGTATCTGAACTTCACAGGATTCAGGTACAAAGATATAACATCATCCTCATGGCTTGGTAACTTTGCAGCATATGAGCTGCAGGATCATCCGCAGGCATCCAGAGGAATCTATCTCAATGCTGAGCCATACACAGAGCGCTTCTTATACGCTCCGCCATTCGGAACTATTCCGCTTCCATCCAAAAACATCATCGATGTTAATTATCTGGTAGTAAATTACCGTATCGATTTTATCTCCGGTATTGGAACGTTATCAATTTACGCATCTGATGCGCCCAATACATTGAGTCCGAATCTGACGGATAACATGCTTCTGGAGATCCATGCTCCGGTCTGTGTGCCGATCCAGCTTACTCAGAGCAATGTTGATTTTCTTGGATCATTTACGAACATCGCAGGCGCTGCAGTCAATGCATTCACAGAGAACTGGTTTGTTATCCCGGCTCAGGTCACAAACGCGATCAGTGCGATGAAGCCGAGGCTCTCCATGATCGGAGGATCCGGAGGCCTTGCGCAGCTCTCCGGCACATGGTATTTATATTCGATCTATGCAAAGATAACCGATGAAGATCTATCTCATCATGGCAGGCCTCTGTTCGAGAATCATGTCATCAGCACGATCCCCGGCTATATTCAATGTGATGGAGATATTCCGATCTCCGGCACATCTGGAGAGCAGCAGCAGCTGAAAACATATATGGAGGGAGGTTTCTATTATGAGTAAATCGTGCGATATCCTCATGAGGATCAAAGAAGGCATTGAAGCCGGAGAAGATCCGGAGCGGATCATCCCTATGACTCTTCCATGTGAACTTACCAGAGATGAAATGATTGATTTCCTGTTTTATATCGTGCAGGTCCTTCCGGATGGCATCCGGAGGGAGCTGGCACGCAGGCAGCTGATCAAGCTGCAGAAGGAGGCTCTTGATGCAGGCAGGAGAGACTAAGACATACAGAGGTTATGAAGTGTGCCTCTTTCCGCTGGATTATCTGTATTGCACACAGATCTCAGAGCCGGGAAGCTACAGCCACTGCTGCGGAACAGCTACAGACTGGATCGGAACATCCGGCACATATCCGTATTACGCTCCATTCAGCTGCACCCGTATCTATCAGGACAGTGAGACAGTATGCTATAAGAATGATAATCCTGTATGGACTCCATCTGGCCTGAAGCAGGATGTTATCATCAGTTTCACACATGATAATAATCCTCCGGCTGCTTCTCATTATGATCAGGGAGATCTGATAGGCCATACCGGAACGGCCGGACAGGTAACCGGAGATCATGTGCATCTTGATCAGGCATTCGATTCACAGAGAGTGCTGGTAGACTCCGGTATTACATGCGCAATGGGAAACAGATGTTATTACATCCGGAACGGTATCATTCCTCCGGAATGCTATTACCTCTCCGGATCGGAAACGATAGTGCAGACTCTTGGTCAGTCCTTCCAGACATGGAGCGGAAGCTCAGGAATCAGCACGGGAATTCTTATGCTATTATTAAAGAAAATGAAAGAAAGGAGGAAAGATAATCATGGTAAACGTATTACCTGTTCTCTATGATCAGCAGAACATCTATAACTCTCAGCAGAATCCTTCCACGATCCATGCATCAAACACCGGATTAACATGGTTCTTCCAGCGCTATCTGATGCTGAAGATCATCAGCAGATATGATTTCACATTGCCGGATGATTGGGATGCGGATTATTTCCGCTATGTGCTCTTCTCCATCGGATTCATCGGAGTAGTGAATACAGATAAATACGGAACGATCTGTCAGCACGGAACAGTATCCGGCTATAATGTGTTCTATCGGCCGTCACGTTTCCTTGTTTCCAATCCTGCGCTGAAAAGGACTTATGATCTTGAGATCGGCAAAGATACAGAGATCATCCGCCTGTCTCCGGACTGGCGCGGAGCATGGGATGTAGTGCAGATGTATGCGGACCAGATGGCCGTATGCATGGAGGCGTTTGGAGTCAATGCTATCAATAGCAAATTTGCGTTTGTGTTCGCTGCCGATAATAAGAGCATGGCCGAAAGCATGAAGAAACTTTATGATCAGATAGCCAGCGGACAGCCTGCAGCATTCGCGGACAGATCCTTATTCAATGAGGATGGAGATCCGAGATGGATCCTGTTCCAGAACAATCTGAAACAGAATTATGTTGGAAATGACTTACTCCAGAGCCTGACAACCATTGAACATAAATTCAATACATTCATCGGATTCAATAATGCCAACACAGAGAAGAAAGAACGCATGATCACAGATGAAGTGACCGCCAATAATGAAGAGGTTAAGAGCGTTGCAACTCTTTGGCTGGATCAGATGAATGCCACCATGCAGAAGGTCAATGATATGTTTGATCTTAGCTTAAGTGTAAAATTTAAGGAGGTGCAGGATGACTCTATTATCTATCAGAGGCCTGCTGAAATGGGATCCGGATCTGTTTGATGCTCTCACGCTTCCGGATGGACTGGATGCCGATACAGTGAAAGCGAATATCCTCATGGAGTGCTCAGAGCTGGAGGTATGGCTTCCGGATCCGGACAGCATGAAGCAGGCTATCCGTTATTGGAGCAATGCCAGGAGCCAGATCTGGAGCCATCTCAATGAAACGCTCCATTATGAATATAATCCGATCTGGAATAAGGATGGAACGATCTCAGAGACAGAGACGCGGAATCTGGCAAGCTCTGCGCGGTCCAGCGCTGAGAATAAGGTTGCAGCATTCAACGCAGCAACCTATCAGAATTCAGAGCAGAACAGCTCCAATGCTTCCGGCACGGATACCGGAACGATCATGAAATCCAGAACGGAGCGGGGAAACATCGGCATCACAAGCACCCAGCAGCTTATCAAAGAGGAGCGCGAGATTGCCGGATTTGATATCTATGAATATATAACCAGAGATTTTAAGGAGCGTTTCTGCGTATGCGTTTATTGATCGCGTTTGCAGTCGGCTTGTTTGTCGGCTGCACAATGGGAATAACTCTCATGTGCATTCTGGCTGCGCATGATGATGATTACTGGAAAGATTAAAGGAGGCTTATACCTATGGCAAAATCAGCAGCAAAGACAATCAAAGCAGCTCCGGCTCTGAGAGCTGGAGCAGGCACAGATTCAACATTCCTGCAGGAATGCAGAGCAATTATCCATTTCAATAACGCCTGCAACACTGAGATCATTATTGATACGGAAGCCATGAAAGCAACAGTGCAGGTCATTGATGCGGTCGCAGGCAAAACTTACAGAGGCAGTGTGACTCTGGAGGAGGAAGCCTGATGTTTGAAAAATGGCCCTATACCAATTTCCATGATTTAAATCTTGATTGGATCATCGATAAAGTTAAAAACATCGATGATAATGTGAGCGCTGCACAGTCCAGCGCGGAAAGCGCAGCGGATTCTGCGGAGGCAGCAGCAGGATCTGCAGAAGCATCTGCAGGATCTGCAGCAGATGCTGCTGAAAGCGCCGCAGAGCTTCCGGCAGCCGTTGCGCAGCTTTCAGCGAGGCTGGACAATCTCATTGTTGATGGAACACCTACAGAAGGAAACACAGAGCTTATTGACATCCGCGTTGGTGCCGATGGAGTAACATATCATACAGCTGGCGATGCAGTACGCGGACAGTTTACAGTATCGCAGAAAACCCGCGGAGCATATATCAACGTTACATCAAGCCTTTATGTAACGTATAACGTAACAACAAGAGAGCTTGTTATCCCTCCGCAGTTTTCAGTTTACAGAGGCGTTGGGCGTGCTAATAACGGTTATACTATCGACTGCTCATCGTTCGGCGGCATATGCATTCTGCTTATGAAAAGCGATTACAGTATCTACGCGACAAACTGGCAGAACGGAACCATTCAGGATAACACTGATGAAGTTGTTGGTTTTGTTAATGGTTCGGATGTATGGATCAATGGCGTAAATCCTCGGCAGATCGGTGTTAAAACAAATACATCCGGAGGTGTTCCATATTTTGTCAACGGCCTGCATAATTCGCCATGCTATCTGAGTTTCCCAAAATCTGCATATGTTGTTTATGATACATCAACAAAACAGCTGACCATCCCAGCAGGATTCACTATCAATAACGGCCGTGGATATATCAGGAACCAGCAGACTATTGACTTATCGGAAATCATAACCAGCTCCAATCCTGCTGCGATTCTTTATATTCATGATGCTAATGTATATGCGAAAACATGGCTTGGATGCTTTGCGGATACTTATACAGATCAGGCCATCGGCTATATTTACGATAGCAATGTTGTTATCGCTGGCGTATCAAGTGAAAATCTGGCGGTCAGATCAAGCGCAGATAATGTCTACTGCTTCGGCGATTCAATCACTGCAGGAGTAGGCAGTACGCTTCTTTATCATATGTACTGGCACCGCTGGAATCCTGCTCTGCGCTTCTATAACTGGGGCGTTGGATCTACTGGCTTTGTGACAACAACAAGCGATAACGTTCTTGTCGGCGGAGGTGTTGAAGGCAGAGGAAGCGCCAAAACTGAAAGCGGAAATAATAATGTGCTGAATGTGATGCAGAGCGTATCAGCAGCTATGCCTAATATCGCAATATTCGCAGGAACAAATGATTATGGATCAGCAATCGATGCAGAAACATTCAGAACATCTGTTCAGAATACTCTGGATTATGCACTAACGAAAACCAACAATGTTGCTGTGATTACCCCTGTTCGCAGGAATGGAGGAGGCGTTAACGCTGCTGGATTAACTCTGAAAGATTACTGCGATATCATCGAAAGTGAATGCGTAAACCGCGGTATATCATGCTGCTCTGGCTATGATGTCAGCATCAACCCAAATAATGCAGTTAATCGAGAAGCCGTTGCACCGGATGGGCTTCATCCGAATGCTGCAGGCCATGCAAGGATTGCAAGAGCATGTTTTGATAAAATGCTGGAAGCATTCAACAAATAGAATCTCCTAGCGCCATGCGTGCATACATCATCAATCCGGTTCATCGGTGAGTATGCGTGCATGGTTTTTG